GCCGGAATGGCTGTGTCTGGTATAGGAAAACTAAAAAACGGTGCAATACAAGCTGCCGGAGCATATGTAAAATTCAGTGATGCTACAGTTGGAGCAGTGGCTGCACTGTCAAGATTAGACGGATCCGCCAGTTCAGCAGCAGATATCTTTAGTAGTGTTCCTATATTTGGAACTTTATTTAAAGCTGTGGCCGCAGCAGCCGACGATGTAACAAAGTCATATGTAGCAGTTGCGTCGACTGGCGCTACGTTTGGAGGTAGTATTAGTAATTTTGCCTCAGCTGCCTCCCAAGCAGGAATGTCACTGGCAGATTTTGGAGCAATGATTCAAAAAAACGGCAATGCCATGACTGCTTTTGGAACCACCACAGAAGGCGGCGCAAGTAATTTTGCTCGAGTCAGCAAACAACTGCGTAGTACCAGCAGTGAATTGTATGCTTTGGGATTTAGCACACAGGATATTAATCAAGGATTAGCCAGCTATGGTGCATTAATGAAATCTCAAGGTCTGCAAGGCAAAAAATCCAATGCAGAATTAGCACAAGGTGCTAAGTCCTATCTAAAAGAAATGGATGCACTGGCAAAAGCCACAGGTCAATCAAGATCACAAGTAGAAGAATCCATGGCAGCAATGGCCAAAGATGCACAGTTTCAAGCATCTATGTCAGGCCTTGGGGAAGGAGTAAGAAACAGTTTCTTAGCAGTAACCGGCGGACTACCTAAAGGTCTTGAAACGTTTGCCAAAGACATCATGTCTACCGGCACAGCTACCACTGAAGAAAATCAAAAGCTCATGGCAATGATGCCTCAGAGCGCGGCTATGCTGCAGAGAATGAATCAAAAAATGCAGCGAGGTGAAGCAGTAACCTTAGAAGAACGCAATGCATTGAACAACTTGATGAAACAAGAAGGTGCAAAAAATCTTCAGAACATAAAATATGCAGGTGCTGCCAGTGCTGAGTTAGGTGGTACTGTCAACTTATTAGCAGCCACTCAACAGATAAATGCCGATGGTCTAAAGCAAGCCACAGAAGAACAGAAAAAAGCCGCTGCTGAAACAGACAAGATGAATCAAAAAATGCAGCAGTTCCAGGCTGCGATCGCAGAGGTAGGTAATAAATTTAAGATGTTGTTGGCCAACAGTGGTATATTAGACTATTTGATGAGTGCGTTTAGTACAGTGGCGAATCTTGCAGAAAAATATCTAGTGCCGGCTTTCAATCTAGTAGTGTCAGTGGCCATGAAGATATGGGAAGGCATGAGCCTATTGTTGGCTCCAGTGATTAGTTATCTCAGTGAAAAATTTGGCGCTTCAGGACTTGGCGGAACGGTAGAATTCATTGACGGTATTATGAATGCGGTATTTCCTGTACTGGGTGGCATTGTGCGTGGGGCTATATTTGCCTTTGACGGATTGTATGCTGGTGTAATGTCTATAATACAACCGTTGAAAGAATTATATATGAAAATTTTCGGTGTTACAGACAGCGCCGGCGGATTTGGTGAAATATTAATTGAAGTTGGAGCTATGGCCGGTGATATTTTTCAAACACTAGGATCAATTATCGGCAGTGTTATAAACATATTGGGTTTCGTGCTCACCCCGGTAATACATACCTTGGTCGGAGTGTTTAAATTTTTGTATGGTCTAGTTAAAATAGCTGCGGTTGGACTTGCTAAACTCGGTGACACACTGCAAGATGTAGGCATGTTTTTTGATAGATTGTTTGATCAGATACTGGCAGCACTTGGTAAAATGACCAAGGGTTTGTTTGGCATCAGTCAAGAAGAGTATGATCAGCGTGAAAAAAATCGCCAGAGTCTGCAGGAAGACAGAGATAAAACAAGAAAAATCAGAGATGACGAAAGAAGCAGAACACAAGAGAAAGTACAACAAAGCAAAAATGAACTGAAACAAGATACTAAAAAATTCAAAGAACAGAAACTCACACACGACAAGCTCACAGGTGCAGCAAAACGAGAAGCAGAGGCTAAGGAAGCTGCGGTAAAAGCGCAAGAAAAATTATTAGATTACAGTGCAGGCCCAGAAGAACTATTGAAACAGTTCAGCGGTAAACAAGGCGGCGCTGTAGAAATTGGCATCAAAAAACAAGAAATCGGCAAAGAAAAAGATGCTGCTGACAAAGAATTAGCAGCAGCAAAAACTGGTGCTGAAAAGAAAGCTGCTGCGGAAAAAATTGAAGCAGCTGAGAAGAAATTAGAAGCACTATCCAAAGCAGAAGCGTTAGCTAAGACACAACCGACCACTAAAACTTCCAATGTAGACAGCGGTAAAAAAGCTCTTGAAGCAGATGCTGAAAAGAAAACAGCCGACGCAGAAGCCAAAGCCAAAGCAGATGCAGAAGCCAAAGCCAAAGAAGATGCAGCGGCTAAAGAGAAAGAAGAGCAAAATAAAAAATCTCAAGAATCACCTTCTACCTTGCTTGCGGAGTTAAATACTAAGATGGCAAAATTAATAACACTACAGGCCCAGACCACTACAAACACTTATGAAAATGTAGTGGCTACTAAAGGTCTTAATAAGAACCTATACAAAGCATGAGTTGGAAAAAATACTTCACACCTGTTAACATAGACAACACTGGCGGCTCTATGAGTCCAATCAGTGGTCGTGGCCGTCCGGGTCCTGCTCGTGCGAATTATTCCAGCTATCTGCCGGATGTATACGCAGGGTCACCGAATCGTATTGAACGCTATATGCAGTATGATACCATGGACATGGATTCAGAAGTTAACGCTGCTTTGGACATACTCACAGAGTTTTGCACACAGAAAGACAAAGAAAATGCCACACCGTTCCATACATTTTTCCGTGGCGAGCCTACTGCTACCGAAGTTAAGATACTCAAAGACAGCCTACAGAAGTGGACCAAGCAGAATAGTTTTGAAACCAGAATCTTCCGCATACTGCGCAACACATTCAAATACGGCGACTGTTTTTTCGTTAGAGACCCAGAAACTAAAAAATGGTTGTTTGTAGATGCTGCCAAAGTTACCAAGATAATTGTTAACGAATCAGAAGGCAAGATTCCTGAACAGTATGTGATTCGCGATCTCAACTTTAACTTCAAAGAATTTATAGCCACAACACCTCACAACACCACAAACACAGCTCCCAGCGGCACAAGTTCGTATACATCGGGTGGTGGTCAAGCTCGTGGGTTTGCAGGCGATGCAGCTCGATCAGTAGGCACAAGATTCCATAATCAGACAAACGAAATCACCGTGGATGCCAAACATGTGATTCATCTTTCGTTGTCAGAAGGATTAGATAATAACTATCCGTTTGGTAACAGTCTATTAGAATCAGTATTCAAAGTCTACAAGCAGAAAGAATTGCTTGAAGATGCTATCATTATCTATCGTATACAACGTGCTCCAGAAAGACGTATTTTCTATGTAGACGTTGGAAATATGCCGGCACACATGGCTATGAGCTTTGTTGAACGTGTTAAAAACGAAATCCAGCAAAGACGTATTCCTTCATCAACAGGTGGCGGAGCCAACGTCATAGACGCCAGTTATAATCCTCTAAGTGTAAACGAAGATTACTTCTTTCCGCAAACAGCAGAAGGTCGTGGATCTAAAGTAGAAACGCTACCAGGTGGCACTAACCTAGGTGAAATCACAGATCTGCGTTACTTTACCAACAAACTGTTCCGCGCTCTACGTATTCCTGCTTCGTATCTACCTACATCCATTGATGAAGCAGCTAACACTGTATCAGACGGCAAAGTGGGAACTGCATATATTCAAGAACTAAGATTCAATGAATACTGCAAACGTCTGCAGAGCATTATAGTAGAAACATTTGACCTTGAATTTAAACTATGGCTCAATGATCAAGGGGTTAATATTGACAGTGGCTTGTTTGAACTTAAATTCAATCAACCACAGAACTTTGCTGCTTATCGTCAAAGTGAACTTGACACAGCTCGAGCAGCTACATTTGCACAGGTAGTACAGATTCCGCATCTCAGCAAACGCTTTGCTATGAAACGTTTCTTAGGAATGACTGAGGACGAAGTTAAAGAAAACGAAAGATTGTGGAGAGAAGAAAACGGTGCTAACCTCAAAGCACCTGCAGATGCGCAAAGTCAGTTAAGAGGCATAGGAGTTACACCCGGCGGCCTGGCTGCAGATGCAGGCGGTCAAGAAGCCGAAGCTCCATTAGACATGGCTGCTGCTGCAGAACCGGGAGCAGATGCCGGCGCAGACGTAGCACCAGAAGCACCAGTTCAGTAATAAATACATTATGCTTCTTAACGAATTTTTTTACTTCAACGAAAAAAACAACGACTTTGCTCAAGATCGTAGATACGAGTCCAGCAGAGATCGCAGCATCATTGACAAAAAAGACACCAGAAAGATACGTCTTACGCTGCGACAAATCAATCAACTGAGGCTTCAGAGCGAAGCACATCAATTAGAATCTCAATCTGAACTGGACTTTATAAGACAAATGTATGGAACTCCAGTTGGCGAAGAAGCAGCACCTGCACAATAATCCCGGATTTGTCATAGGCAACGGCACCAGCCGACAATGCTTAGACGTTCGTTCTCTAATGACCAAAGGTGTGACTTACGGCTGTAATGCACAGTATCGTGAGTTTGAACCAAATTATCTAATAGCTGTAGATGTAAAAATGGTCAACGAAATCATAGAATCTGGCTATCACAAAAAACATCAAGTATGGACTAATCCCAACAAAGGCATACAAACCAAGCACGGTATAAACTTCTTTAGTCCCCATAAAGGCTGGAGCTCTGGGCCTACTGCACTATGGTTCGCTGCTACCCAAGAACACAGAAGCATATACATGTTTGGGTTTGATTATCAGGGATTAGACGGCAAATTTAATAACATATACGCAGACACATTTAACTATAAAAAAAGCACAGACTCAGCCACATATCACGGTAATTGGTTAAGCCAAACTGAAAAAGTAATCAAAGAATTCCGTCACACACATTTTTTTAGAGTTATAGAACCTGGTGCATTTATACCAGATAAGCTAGGACCCACATTGACTAATCTAAGTCATATCACCTACGATGAATTTAGTAGAAGTTTTCCTGATACTATATATTCAGATCAAATCAATCAAAAAACTACCATTTAACACCGGTTTGTAATCTCCGTGTTAAATATACAACAGCCCATACCATTTGAGGAGAATACCATGGCCGACAATAAATTACTACAACAGATGCGTGAGCATTTGGTCAACGACGATCAAGCTAAAGCAGAAGAATTATTCCACGAGTATGTTGTTACAGCATCTCGCGAAATTTATGAATCTTTGATCGACAGCGAAATCGCTGAAGAAGAAGAAAAAGACGAAGATGAAGAAGAAGTAGACGAAGCTTCTGAAGAAGACAAAGACGAAGAAGAAAAAGTTGACGAAGAATTTGAAGACATTGCCATCGAAGGCGATGACGAAATGCCTGCAATGGGTGGAGATCCTACCGATGACCTAGAAGGTGATCTAGATGCAGAAATGGACGACGAAGAAGGCGGCGAAAAGTCTGAAGAAGAACTTTTCCAAGACCTAGACTCTATCGTTGACGAACTACAAGCTAAATTCGACGAACTAAAAGGCGGCGATGACATGGGCGACATGGATGACATGGGCGACATGGGCGATGAAAAAATGAAAGACGACATGGATCTAGCCACTGTTCGTGAGTACGTTGAGAAAGTTGCACCTGCAAAAATGGGTGACAACGGCGCTAACGCCAAGTCTATCGTAGCTGGCAAGAATGACATGGGCGGTACAACTGCTAACATTCTCAGCGGCAAGAACGGTGCTCCTGGTTCAGAAACAGGTGAATTAAAAGGTTCAGGATTGCTAAAAGGCAAGCCAACCGAAGATAATGCTGGCAACATCAATGTCCCAGGCGGTAAAGCAGGTAATGCTTTCTCTAAGAAAGAGCCAGGACACGGTGCTGAAAAAGCTGGTGCAAAAGAATCACCAGACAACAAGCAAAGCCTTTTCCGTGGTCGTAGATAATAGGACTTGACAAAGGTGAAAACTACTCTATCAGAACATTTGAGTTTTGACCAGGCTAAGATTGTCTTGGAGCGCGATGAAGGCAGCGACGGTGGTAAGTCGCTGCATTTAAACGGCATTTGCATTCAGGGAGACATCCGTAATGCAAATCAGCGTGTTTATTCTTCTCAGGAAATTGGCAGGGCTGTCAAAACGCTCAATGAACAGATCGCTGGTGGCTACTCCGTTCTTGGAGAAGTTGATCATCCTCAGGATTTAAAAATCAATCTTGATCGTGTGAGTCACATGATAACCAAGATGTGGATGGATGGTCCTAACGGCTACGGAAAACTAAAAATACTTCCAACTCCAATGGGTCAGTTAATTCAGACCATGTTGGAGTCGGGAGTCAAACTGGGCGTAAGCTCAAGAGGATCCGGCGAAGTAGACAGCGGTGGAAAAGTACAGGGTTTTGAAATTATCACTGTAGACATCGTAGCACAACCAAGTGCTCCCGGCGCTTACCCAACACCAGTATACGAACATTTAATCAATAATACAGGCGGTTACAAGGCATACCAACTAGCACAAGAAGTCCAAGGCGACCCTAAGGCACAGAAATACTTAGCAGAGAGTCTGAAAAAAATCATTTCAGGCCTCAAATAACAGTAGGAGAATCACATGCTAGACATCGTAAAACAATTGTTTGAAAACAATGTGATTTCCGAAGAAATCAAATCGGAAATTGAATCAGCTTGGGAAAGCAGAATTCAAGAAAGCCGTGATCAAGTAACTGCTGAACTACGTGAAGAATTTGCTCAGAAGTATGAGCATGACAAAGGCGCAATGGTAGAAGCTGTAGAAGCTATGCTAACAGATCGCTTACAGGCAGAGTTAGGTGAATTGGCAGAAGATCGCCAAGGACTTATCGAAGCCCGTGCCAAGTATGCTAAGAAAATGAAAGACGATTCCAAAGCAATGGAATCATTTATCTTTAATAATCTTAACAAAGAATTGGCAGAACTACACGAAGATCGCAAAACAGTTGCAAACAATGTAGCTAAATTAGAATCCTTTATCGTGGATGCACTGGCGAAAGAAATCGCAGAATTCCACACAGATAAGAAAGACCTAGCCGAAACTAAAGTAAAATTAGTACGCGAAAGCAGAGCTAAGTTTGACAATCTCAAGAAAGATTTTATCACAGCAGCTTCCTCAAAAGTAGCAGAGACAGTACAGCACGGACTACGTTCTGAAATGACTCAGCTCAAGGAAGACATTGAATCAGCTCGCAGAAACGACTTTGGTCGCAGAATTTTTGAAAGCTTCGCCAGCGAATATGCAGCAAGTCATCTCAATGAAAAATCTGAAACAGCCAAACTTCTCAAAGTTATGATGACAAGAGAAGCTGAATTAGAGCAAGCAGCGAAGATGGTTGCAGAAGCACAAGATCAAGTAGCACAGAAAGAACGTGAACTACACGTCATCAAAGAAGGTAATCAACGCAAGGAAGTTATGAGCGAATTGCTGAATCCTTTGACAGGTGACAAGCGTGAGGTCATGAAGAGTCTGCTTGAATCAACACAAACAGAAAAGCTACGTACAGCTTTCGACAAATACCTACCAGCAGTAATGAATGGTGGAGCACCGGCGAAGAAAGTACTATCTGAAGGCAAAGAAATCACAGGCGATAAACAGGCACCACAATCCAGCGGTAAAGAAGAAAAAACCGCTGAGATATTTGACATCCGCAGGCTTGCGGGACTAAAAGTTTAAGGAGAACTATAATGTCACAATTACTCGAGTCACGCTGGTCGGAAACCAAAGATTACTCGAGTCACGCTGGTCGGAAACCAAAGAGGCACTGTTAGAAGGTCTTCAAGGTAACAAGCGTTCAGTAATGGCAACCACTCTAGAGAATACCCGCAAGTATCTCGCAGAAAGTGCCACCGCTGGTGCTACATCCGCCGGTAACGTAGCAACCCTAAATCGTGTGATCCTTCCAGTGATCAGACGTGTAATGCCAACCGTTATTGCTAACGAATTAGTTGGTGTACAACCAATGACTGGCCCAGTTGGTCAAATCCACACTTTACGTGTTCGCTATTCTGATACACTTAGCAGAACAACAGGTGGATCTACAACAGCTGGTGAAGAGGCACTAAGCCCATTCAAGATTGCTGAAGGTTATTCTGGTTCAGACGCAGGTAGAGCTTCTGCTACAGCAGCTTTAGAAGGCGTTGCAGGTAACAAACTAAGCATTCAAATCTTGAAACAAACAGTTGAAGCTAAGACACGTAAGTTGTCAGCTCGCTGGACTTTTGAAGCTGCTCAAGATGCACAAGCCCAACAAGGCATTGACATCGAAGCAGAAATCATGG